ACTAAACACACCGCGCGAACATTCGGCGAAGCAATGGACAGCGGAGATAAGGCCACAAATAAGGCTATGTCAGCGGCTTATAAGTACATGGCTTTTCAAACCTTTGCCATCCCCACAGAAGGCGATAACGATGCGGATAACCACACACATGAGGCAGCACCTAAAGCCAAGGCTACGCTAGACAATACCCGCCTAAAAACCGCCATTGCTCGCATCAAAGACGGTACATACACCACTCAAAAACTACGCGATGCGTTTGCTTTGACAGCCGAACAAGACGCTCAAGTCGTGGAGGCACTATCCAATGCTTAAGCCTCTGATTTTTAGGGCTTCAAGCCTTGCCGAAATTATGACGGAGCCAAAGACCAAAGGGGAAACCCTTTCGGTCGGGGCAAAGACCGCCGTTATCAAGATGGCGCGGGAATTCGTTTACGGCTACGACAGCAAAATCTCAAGCAAGTACATGACCAAGGGCATTGAGTGTGAAGATAGGTCAATCGACCTTTTGAATTCGGTTCTGTTTACCGATTACAAGAAAAACGCCGAACGCCGTAAAAATGAGTGGATTACAGGCGAAGCTGACCTAGTTTGCGATGACTGTATCCGTGACATTAAAACAAGCTGGAGCCTTGAAACCTTCCCCGTCTTGGCTGAGTTGGGCGAGGATAAAACGTACTACTGGCAGCTTCAAGCGTATATGTGGCTATGGGACAAGCCAAAGGCCGAAATCTGCTATTGCCTAGTCGATACGCCTGAACACCTAATTGGGTACGAAAACCCCGAAATTCACCGTGTAGAGCATATTGCGCCTGAGTTGCGTGTAACCCGTGTTTACTATGACCGAGAGGAGGGAGCCGCAGAGAAAATCACGGCAAAAGTTGAGGCAGCAAGAGAGTTTTATTATCAAATCATTGAGAAAATTGCAAAGGAACATAAGTAATGGCAAAAATCGTTAAAGAAATCTCGTGTATTGTTGGACAGTACACCAACGCCCAGGGCGAGAACAAGAACCGCTACCAGCGTATCGGCAGCATCATTGAAACCAAAAACGGCGAAATGTTGAAACTGGACGTTATCCCATTGAAAGAAAATGGATGGGACGGTTGGGCGTATTTAAATCCACCACAACCCAAAGACGGTCAATCCCAACAAGGCCAGCCACGTCAAGCACCACGCCAAGGGCGACAGGACAGCGGGTTTGACAGCATGGAATCAGACGTACCTTTTTAATTTACGAGGGGGAAAGCGAATGCTGGTCAGCTAGGTAGCGGTAAGGGGTCACCAAAACCTACCAGTGCAGCGAGTACCCCTCACCTATTAGGAGCAATCATGTTTAGAGCAAGAAACACCGACCCAATAACGAGCTTTATGGCAGCGGATGCCGCCGAAACGTTAGCCCAGGTCCACGCCGATATTATTGTTGACTGCCTAAGAAAGCACGGCGCGTTAGGTAAAGACGGGATAGCAAACCATACTGGGCTTAACCCCATTCAAGTAGCGCGGCGCGTCAAGGAGATTGAAAAGGCCGGATTGATAGAGCTGACAGGCCATAAAGTGCAAAGCAACACGGGACGGATGGAACAGCAATGGAAGGTTACGCCATTCTAGGTATAAACCCCTAGAAAATAAATCTTACCACCTTCTAAAACTACACATTCGTGATATAGAATTCAAGCACGCCCCTACTTCGGGGTCTTTTAAGAAAGCAGTTATGACACACAAACAAACTCTCGGCGAATACCTTGAATCTGTCAATGACGCGCAGATAAAGCGCCGCCAGCGTGACGAGCGCACGGACAAAATCGTTGACCAAATTCTCAAAGCCCTGCTGTTCATTGTGATTGCGGGATTGGTTGTTAGCACTTTTTGGAGTTGATATGAACCAAGAAATAGAAGAAGAACCCCTTGAATGGTACGAGGTAGTCTGGGATTACACGATGTTACTACTCAAATGCGTGGGTGCAGCCGCAGCCGTGCTGTTTGCAATTGGGTATTATTTTTACTCGACACCGCCAACAACAAAGCAGTGCGAGCCTACTAAAACAGTTTTAACCAAGAGCATATTTAAATGAGCAAAGCAACCGAAATTACTTTTACAACCGTTCGCAACACCGGTTACGGGTCTGCATATTACGGCGCGTGTGAAATTTGCGGTCAATCAACAAGCGTTATTTACTGCGCAGAGTTGCAACGGGTCTATTTGCGTGATAACGAAGAAAAATACCTATCTCCAGCAGCAGTAGGGACTTATGGAGATATGCACTGTCTTCTCAAACGGCACGGAACTTTGCGCAGGGATGAGGATTTTGAACGAGTTGCTGGAACTAAGCGCGTAACTGCGCAACAGTTTGAAGAACTTGCAAAATCCGCAATGATGAAAGCGAGGGAAGCATGAAACACCTGCGAGACACTTGGACATGGTTTAAAGACCTGTTAACCCTTCCAAGCCCTACGGAAATGATGAAGGTGGAGTTGCTAGAAGCGCAACGTCAAAAGCTGAGGGAAGAATCATTGCGGGATTATTCGGCGGCGCTTGTTGGCTATAACGACAGTCGCATTAAGCGTTTGGAATCACGATTAAAGGAGACAGAATGAAACTAGCAGCAGGAAACCCCAACCTTATGCGCGAAAACCGCACCGCGACACTAGGCGCATTTGCACGGCCTTTAAAGACCACTTATAAATACGGTCAAAGTGGCGGGTATGTGCCGATGGTAAGAACGCCTGATATGGCAGAGCCTCGCACGTTTAACCACATGATTGATGGGCAGCTATACAAGCCCGACAATTCGCCGCCAGCCCGACAAGGCGCGACAGATGCGTTACAGATTAAGAGTAAAGGGTATCCAACGTGAGAAAGCCAAGCCATCCTGCCATTCGCGCTTTATTGCGTGAGCATCATGACGGGTTGTCTATTAGCAACATTGCAATCCTGCTTAATTTAAAGCCAGACACGGTTAAAAATGCGCTAAAAATGATGCCTGACGTTTACATTGACCGATGGAAATCTACCCGAACCTCAAAAATAGTATTTTCTGTGTGGATGGCGGTAGTCCCGCCGCCCCATTGCCCTAAACCTAAACCTCAATACAACAATCATGCGCGACGACTTGCCAAACTTTCAAGCGTGGACAAACGAGAATCTAGCCAAATTCGCAGCCGAGGCTTACCGCAGGATGCAGCATCAGCAGGAGCAAATTGAGCAGTTACAGGGCGACTTTAAAGACGCTATGGTTGAACTACGCAAATTGTCTAGTGCCAGCCTTGTCAATAATTAACGCATTGCCACGGGGTTCTGCATCCTCGGTATTTGGGATGCTGATGTGCGTCCAACGGTCAAACTCACGGATGATCTGGTCATAGGGTAAACCCGCAGCAATTACCGCACGGACTACCTCGTCTGGAGTTACACCGGGCACTCGGAGATCAGCCGCGCACCCCTTACGATGTTGGCTGGAGTCTTTGCTTTTAACTGCATCATTGACCTGCTTACTGCGGAACGCAGAGTTAATCATGATGGGCTTGCCACCCAAGGTAGATTTGACCTGTTCTAGCAGTTGCGCCAAGCGTTGCAGGTTGCTGATTTCTTCCTGTGTCGGGGAATTGTCAAACTCACGGTGGTCGGTTACGGTAAGTTCGTTGAGGGTAAAGTGTTTACTTAGGTGTGTCATTTTGCTGCCTTTGACAATAAATCTGTTTTGTTTTGAGAACTTGCCGATGAGCCAAAATAGTAAGAAATAATCCCCGTCCAAGCAGTACCCAGTGAGCCAAGCATCATCAAGATGGCAGGGTTGCTGCTGTCAATCTTATTAAAAAACATCAGTACCATAATACTAAAAAAGCCAATGGTCACTGCACCAGCTAGTAAGGGCGGCACTATTGACTTAGTTGAAGATTGCATATCCCGTGCAGACTTGCGGTCTTCAACTTCTAGTTTTTCAAAGTTAAGGCCAAGTTCATTGGCTTGCTTTTGGAGTTCAATCTCAGCAATCTTGACTTGAGCAATCTGCTCTGCTGACAACTTGTTGTTAGAAATTAAGTCGCCAACCTTGTCGGGGTCAACGCCAATGGCTTTGGAGATAGCAGCTACAGCCATGCCAGCTAACGGGCCACCCATTGCGGTTGCAATAGTAGGTGCAATTTGTTTAAGCCAATCCATCAGAATTTTCCTTTCATTTCAATTACACCCCACGCTACCAGCATGATAATGGCAGCGGCTACCAAAATACAAAGCCCCATTGTGATGGCTTCGTCAATCTCTGCCTTGCGGTTCTTAGCCGCTTTAGCATCTAGTATCTCTTGCGTTCTCCTACGCTGCACAATTGCGTTGCGCTCCAGCAGAATCTGACTCCAAAGCTGGCTGTGGCCTTGGTTGATAAAGTGCCACTTTAGTTCTTCTTCAGCCCGATTGAGTTCATGCAGTTGCATCACTGTGCTCATGGCTTGACTAGTGTCAGAGGAGTACTTTTTCTTTGGGTCTTTAACCGCTTCCTTGGCTACCTTTTCCTTTGCGTCAAAAAACTTCATCACGTCATTCGTGATGCCTTGGACATCCTTGCCCATTTTTATAGCAGCTTGGATACCTTTTATAGCACCCTGTGCTATGGCGAATGCACTAATTGGGTCGATCATTTTTGACCTCCAAAACCCAACGACACACCCTCCCGTCTTTGTCTAAAAATTCATTGGCCCCATACTTTTCGTTCGGCAGCACAACGCGGCACACCAGCACGATTTTTTGTTCCGTGTTGGGCCAAGGTATTTGTGCTGATGCGACATCTATCACTTGACCTCATTTAGTGCTTGAAATAATTTAACAAGTAACCGACAACAGCAGAAACACCTGAAACGATGGTCATTCCAAACCATAGACCGCCACGACCTTTATTTGCCAAGGCCATCAGCTCATCAAGTTGACGTTCAACCTTGTCCATTTTCTTGTCCATGTCCTGTACTTTCTGCCAAAGAACACCGTACTTTACAAGGTCGATCTCGTTTCCTTCTGCCATAACGTCAGTCTCCAACATTTAGATGCCTTCGCCCTGCACAATGTAAACAGTAGCCGCTGCTGATGCAAGGCCGCTGAAGTACGATGTACGTGCAAAGCGAAGAATCTCTACTGCACCTGGCACTAATACGATGGCTGCAGATGGCGTGCCAGCAATAGGGGCCACTGCGTTGGCCGTGGCAATTGCAGCCGTGGGGCCAACGCCCAAGAACACCGTGTAGGCGCTGTTATTGATGATTCGGTACTGACCCGTACCCTGTGCGTCTAGCCTGCCGCTAACCAGCGCCTGAACGCCAGTAGGCGCACTAGTTGCCGCAGGGACTACTACGGTCTCGCCAAGAGGCGCAAATGCGATTTGTGAATTGGTGGACATATCAGATTCCTTGTGCAGCAATGGCTGCTTGGTAGGCTGCAATTATGCCAGCAGTGTGTGTGGCTGCACAGATGGCTTTAACACGAGAATCTTCGCTACTGTAGTCATTGCCAGGTGCAACAACGTGGCGGTGAAACGTAGAACTGATCTGTGTTCCATTTTCCATAATGGCTGTCTTAGTGCGTACTTGCACACAACCGTTTTCAATTACTTCAATGCGGTCAACAATTTCAATTTTCTCAAGCATGATGCTCTCCTAGTATGACCCAAGAATCCACTTGGGCTTTGGTTTAACAATCGGTTGCGCCAGCAAATTCTAGCTGCGTTTTCAAATACTCGTATGCTTGTTTGAGTGGGTTTTCACCACTTACGTCATACGGGCAATCAAACAAATATTCAGCAAAGAATGGCACTGTTTGTCCATCAATGTGG